AGCAGAAGACGAAGAACGGGCTTCGTGAACAGCACGGACAGCCCATTGTCTACTATTTTCGAGACGACAACCGATGCATTGTTTACAAGAACAACGAATGAAACGGCTATCGCCAGCAAGCTCAGGGTGAGAGGCAAGGCTACCATAAAAACTATAATGCTGCTTTCCATTTTTCGTAATCGCTCCTTCAACTGGGTACATAAGAATAGGATTATAACAAACCATATTAATCACCTGTACCGATTGTATCAGGATTAAGTCAGAATGTCAAATCCTAAATCCACCTCGTCCTACTCTTTTAAAATTTTTACGACGAGATCTGGAGGTACGCCGGAAAAGACGGCGAGAACCTCGTTTAGATAAGCGACGCCGTCTCATTTAGCATCCCTCCAAGAACCGAAAAAACGGCTAGTTTTTTTAGAATCATTCTTATTAACAACTGGCTCAACAAGCTGCGCAACATCGGATTGAAAGTCCGAGGCAACCTTTTTAGCAGTAACAGTATTCGAAGAAGCTTTACCTTTCAGAGCTTCAATCAGGTCCACAACTTCCTGAATAAAGGGAACAACAACAGAAACAATAAAAGTCAGAATCATAGTAGTTTTGTTAGACATAAAATTTATCTCCTTCCAAAATAGCGGCCTCCGAGGAAGCCTATAACATTTTTAACAGTAGAACCAACACCACTAGCGACAGACCTAGGAGCACCTGTAAGACTTTCAATATTCTTATAGAAATCACGTTCCATACCTGCCATTTCAGTTTGGATATTATCAAAAGCGGCGGCAGAATTAGCACGATTAGCAGAAGCAATATTATTCAAAACACCAGAGTTAAGGTAAGAACCCTGAAGACGAAGGTTTTCAAGCTCCAAATTCATCTTTTCAAGTTCGTAACCAAGACGCTTTTCATAAGTCTGCTCACGAAGATTCAAATCATTTGCAAGAATACCATTCTGAAGAACTGTACCATGGGTGCTCTGACGCACAGAATCGGCTTCTGCGACGTTTTTATCAATTTGAGATATTGCAAGGTGCTCGGCATTCTTAGCCTGCCTTTCAGCGGCACTAGCGGCTTTAGCAGAGTTCATGGTAGAACCTATATCGCTCATGCCTACAGAAGCGGCTGAAGCTCCAGATATAGAACCGCCTATACCATTAGTTGCGGCAAGAACAGGATTAAGACCAGCCTTGCGCATATCTTCTACAGCCCATTGATAACGATGTTTATAATTTTCAACGTTCCACGCGTTAGCTTGTGCAGCATTAGCAGAATTGTAATGATTCTGAACTGCAGATCCTAAAACAGAACCGGCAACACTGCCTAAAGTATTAGAAAGCCATGACATAAAACCAGCTCCTTTTAGAAGTGATCAACAAGACCAGGTGTGCCAAACATAGGCATAGGACGCACAGTGGTATAGCGAAAACCTATATCAAGCAGGAATTCAGGTTCACTGGGAACGGCGATAATGCGCTCAATAGGCGGATTTTCAATAATAAACTCCTCGTTTAGAGTGGGAGCGTTACTGAAGAACTGTGAAAGGTGCCAAACGTCAAGGTTACCACTGGTTACAGAGCTACGGAACTTGCCTGTAATCTGCGAAGGTTTATAGCGATATTCAGCGTAACGTTCCTGATAACCGAAAACAGTAGTATCAGCTTCAGAACCTTGAGCATAGATCTCACGAAGCTCAATAGCCTGTTCGCCAAGATGTGCAAATGTAGGCCAATAAAAATCATAAACCGTAGAGCGAAGCCACATCTTGTTAATACCCTGCTGATAAGTAAGATCGGCGCGAGCGCATACAAAGCCGAAAACATAACCATGTTCGACAAAAGACTTAGTAAAACCATGGAACTTAGCAGCAGTAACACCATATGCAGAAAGGTTACCTTGAGGAGAGGTGCTGTCAGTTGCAGAAGTCTGAGCTATTGGATTGACGTTAACCATCTTGGTGAAAGAACCTAAGAATTCAGGACGCTGCAGTCTTGCATCAGGAGAAACCACGCCGAAGAAAGAGCGAAGCACTTCTGTGTAGCGACTACCACCGCGAGCAAGACGTTCGTAGAACTTCTGCATTTGGAAGGCAGTACGAAGACTGTTGATGGTAAATATACTTGAACTATCAAGATCAGCGTAAGAATCCTTGGAAAGCCAAGAAGAACCAGGTTTAGCAGCAACAACAGAATTACCAGAACCGTTAACAGAGTGACCAGCTATAGAAACACTATAACCACCTTGATATTGTAAAGTACCGTTTCCAGTAAAAACTTGATGAACGCCGCCATCTTCAGAAAGCTGAGCAGCGCCTAAATCAGCATTAGACTGAGCGACAAAATAGCCTGTAACAGGGGAAGGATCGACTAAAGAAGCGGTACCGGCCAGGCCTATAGACACACCGGGTCCCTTCTGCGTCCAAGGCAGAGCGCTAGTAAAGTAATCATGACGCTTACCGCGCGGCGGACAGGCAAGGCCGGGAACAATATTGGCATCTGACGTGAAAACCCAAGAAGGCTGTTCAGAAGATCGGGCAGAGTTCAATACTTCGTTGGTATCACCTTTCTGAATCTTGACGGATTTCTGGAGGTTTTCGTCTCTAAACCATTCATTCCAAATAAGATAAACGCCACGGAATGGAAGCGCACTAATACCAGACAAATTACCAGACGTATTCACGGGCAAGCCGAAATAGTCCCATAGAGAGCCTATATAAGCATTATCAGAGTTACCAGTAGCAGAAACAGTAGGGATGACATAATCAGTACTATCATCAGGGTCTTCCTGTTCAAAACAGAAATTCTGCCAGTGTTCCCAAACGAGGCGGTTTGGTACAAAAAAGAAAAACCAGTCCAGATAAATATTATCCATGACAGGCTTAATAGGAGTAGCCAAACGAGCGAAGTAATTAACAGACATACGTGTAGTATCGCCAGGCAAAACCTCATCAATAAATACAGGTATAAGCCTGCCTGAATCAAAAGTTGTCTTATAAACATGGGAACGGTCGAACTTAGTCCTTTTCATGTACATTGCAGGAGCATCGCTAAAGCGATGTCCTCGAACTCTAATTTTACGAGCCAAATTTTCACCTTCTTTGAAGTGTAAACCTAAGAATTATCCTAAAGCAAATCATTCTTAGGTTTTAGATTATTTTTGCGTCACCTACGCCAGTTACATCAAGTAAGTAACTGGCTTCGGTGACGCCTATTTTTGTGTTTCTTCATTATTTTGTTCTAAAGTGTTACTTTCTTTTTGTGTTTGTTCACTACTTACGGACTGTTGTGGTTCATCAAAGGTATATTTGCTACCGTATAGACCTTGTTGTTGGAGATATTCGAGCGTTGCAGGGTTATTCAATTGGCTGATGAAATTCATGGGATCGTGACCGAATTTAGCTCGAACATAAGCAGGCAGGCTGTAGAATTCTTCACGAACTCCGGACACAAGTTCTAGAGCCGTACTGTAGTCGCCAGGGAGCGTTGCGTCTCCAAACTGCAAGTAAGCGTATTGCGAACTATCGCCGAGATCCAGAGTGGCTATACCTTTCTGACCGTCTGCGTACTTATTGACGATGTAGTTGATATCAGTTTCATCTTTTTCATCCTGAACCGTAAGGGAGGGCATGGTGAATTCAATGCCGCAATGGTCATGTTCTTCTACTGGGTCGTAAGCTGTCCTAAACTTCATAGTTTCACCTCCTTTCGCAGGCGCCTAGACGCGGCGGGCGTGGCGTACAAAAAAAGGGCGATCTCCGTGAGATCGTCCTTTTTCTGATACGCTCTTTATTAGATTATCATTTAGTAGAATCATTGTCAACAGGCTGCACATATTCTATGGCGCGACCAACCATGACAGGAATACGGGACTCGTCACAATTCTCAATGTAATAGCGACCGTCGCTGTCACCGAGATTGCCAACATAATACAAAGTAAAATCTTCAGGATACTTTTTAATAAGCATTTTATCATCATTGACTATACCTTCGAAAGCTCTAAGAGCAAGCATATCGTTGTGATAAACTTGCGGAGGACTGAACTGTTCAGCCTTGGAATCATAAATGGAATAAAGTCTCAGCGGAACCATCTCCTTTTCTAAGTGCAACTAAATACCTGCGAATCATAAGATATAACGTAGCTGATATAACATAATAGTCATCATCAAGGCGAATAACTTTAGAATCATCAGGTTTAAGACGGTAAGCGGCATATTTGCTTCCACGAAAAGAATAATAAAAAGGAATATTACGCTTACAACAGAAATTACTAACAGCTCTAAACTCACTAATAAGCATCACCTCATTTCCGACTTAATGATAACACAGTCACAATACCTTGTCAAGTTTTCTGCCAAGAAAATGTTTATACTTACCTTCCTGAACACGGCAGCGATCAATCAAACGTTCAAAAGTATTGTTCTCCAAGTTATGCAGCATCTTCTCGATACGGTTGTTGCGAATAAACTCCATCCAGTGAGGATGGGTTTCATCAAATTTCTTATCATAATAACGAGGCGGACGCATCTTTCTGCCATTGATAACAACATAATCGTTAGCATAGCATTCTTCACCATGCTCTTCAAGCCATTTTCCGCCTATGCCGGGACGATTGGATGCAAGCATAAACTCAGGCACACGGCCTTTATAGTAAGCAGCAGCTTTACTGCCAGTCTGCTTTTTGACTATGTAGCGGGCGACATAGGCAGCAGCATCAAAACTAAACTCACCAATAAGATGCATGCCGTATTTCCAAACCTTGGCAAAACGAGCAGAAGTATAAGTGCTATAACCGTCTGTACGGAACCGAAAAATTTTGTCATCAAAATCAATATTAAACAAGATGTAATGATAATGAGGGCGACCATGAAGCTCACCATATTCACCACAGCCAAGGAAGCGAATACCACTGCCATACTCACGACGAAGATTTTTCATGAAAGTCTGATGAAATTTCTTGCTTAAGCTTTTATCACGCGGCAAATGATAATCGTCGAAAGTGCAAGTAACGAAATAAGCAGA